AAAAACTAATTAAGTTAAGATTAAAATCAAAATGAAGGGAACATAATGGGGTTATTAAATTCAATATTTGGAAACAACGAATTAAATGATAAGATTCAGGAATTAGAAAATACCAATTCCAAAATGGAAGCAAAAATCGCTATTCTTGAAAATGAAAAAGCAGCACTGGAATCATTACTCACTCCAGAAATGCAAGATCTAGAATCATTAAAAAAACAGATTGCTGAATCTCAGGTTGAATTTGCACATCAAAAAGTAATGCAAGAACAGAAATTAAAAGAACAATATGACAAATATATGTCTGAAATTACTAAACAAAAATCACTTATTGTTGCATACAATGATGAAATCAATGAATTAAATTCAACCATAAAAGGACTAAAGAAATCTATTATCACATTTTCTGATGAAATCTTAGTTCAAAACTTTGGATTATATGAACCGCGATATTCTTTTCTTAATGCGGATTCTTATAAAGCAGAACTTACGAATATACGCAATATGCAAAAAGCCATGATCAAAGACGGGTCTGCGGTATCTGGTAGTGCCGACTGGCAAGTCAATGGAAGTGTCGTCAGAGGACGCAAAATGATAAAGGACATGCAAAAACTATTGCTCCGTGCATTTAACAGTGAGTGCGATGAAATTATTAATAAGATAAAATACAATAACTACAATTCCTCTGTTAAAAAAATGGAACGAAGCTTTAATGCAATTGCTAAATTAGGAGTAACAATGGCTATTTCCATAACTTCTGACTATTATGATCTAAAAATCCAAGAGCTTCAATTATCATTGGAATATCAGATTCAAAAGCAACGTGAGAAAGAAGAAAAAGCCGAATTAAGAGCCCAACAACGTGAAGAAGCACGATTGCAAAAAGAACTTAAGGAACAACGCAAAAATATTGATAAAGAACGTAAACATTATGAACAGGCCCTTTCTAATATTAATAAGCAATTATCCTCTTCTTCTGATGAAGATACTGAAGATTTAAATAAAAAGAAAGAGGAAATTATACAGTCTTTATCTGACATTGATACCAAAATCAAAAATATCGACTATAGAGAAGCTAACCAAAAAGCTGGATATGTATATGTAATTTCTAACATTGGATCATTTGGCGAAGGAATATATAAAATCGGAATGACACGAAGATTAAATCCTCAGGAACGAGTTGATGAACTTGGTGATGCTTCTGTTCCTTTCAAATTTGATGTACATGCTATGATATTTTCAGAAGATGCTCCAGCTCTGGAAGCAAAATTACATAAAGCTTTTGAAGATCGAAAATTAAATCTTGTAAACCAACGAAGAGAATTTTTTAAAGTTTCTCTGGATGAAATTAAAGATGTTGTCAAAAATAATTTTGATAAAACCGTAGAATTTGTCGAAGTTCCTGATGCCGATCAATACAGGATTTCTTTAAAAATGAAAGAAACTATGCAAAAACAAGCATGATTCATAATTTTTTTTAAAAAAACAGCTACCAGCTATCCAAATAATAAAAATCCAGTAACAATTTTCAATAATTTTAACAAGAATACTTGACAAGGCTCAAGAAACTATCTTATATTTTAGCGAATGGCTGATGATCGGCCGTAAAAGAGCCTTGGATAATATCTATTCCAAGGCTCTTTTTGCATTTATATAATTTTATGCAAAATAATTTTGTCAGAGTCTAACAAAGTTACTTTATAACACTTTTCACATAGGAGAATAATGTATGGATACAATTTTACATAAAATTTCCCATAGTAATAAAATGCCAGTATTATTTATTGGCTCTGGTATTTCCAAGAGATATCTTTGGAAATATCCTAACTGGAATGAATTGCTTAAATTATCCTTTTCTCAGTTCTGTAAAGATGACTTTCAATTTCAAAAATATGTTGATACCTTTAAACGTCAAGGTTTCTCCGATTTTGAAATAAATACAGCTCTTGGAACCGTAATTGAAAAAGAATATAATAACGCATTTTACGACCGCAAAATAAAATTGAAAGTTGGGAATATCCGAAACCCTAGTTGGGTAAAGCGTGGAATATCTCCATATAAAATGTTTCTTGCTAACTATTTTAAGAAAATGAAGCTTAACCGCAATCCAGAATTATTAAAAGAATTAGAAGAATTTAAAAAACTAAAGAACAAAATTTCTGCTGTTATTACAACAAACTATGACTTATTTTTAGAAAAATATATTTTTCCAGATGATTACACTGTTTTTACAAGACAGCATGAATTATTTTCTAAGGATAGTTATAATATCGCAGAAATCTATAAAATTCATGGCTCTGCAAACGATGCTAATACTATTATGATCACGGAAAAAGATTATGATGAATTTAATGAATCCAGAAAATTATTTATTGCAAAACTTTTGATCCTATTTTCTGAATCACCAATTATTTTTATGGGTTATTCTTTTACAGATGAAGATATTCAGTCAATCATTACTGACTTCTTATCATGTTTAACATCTGACGAATTAGAAAATATTGAAGAACATTTTATTTTTATTAGCTATAAGGAAAATCAAGAAAATTTAAATGAAATCAACCGCGTTATCACAACAAAGAACGGCAATGATATTCCAATTACAGAAATAGCGACTGATAATTTTCTTGAAGTATTTAAAATTTTAAATGAAATTACCCCTGGTATTTCTCCTAAAAAAATTCGTGAAACTAAGAAAATTGTTAAAAAAATTGTAGATGAAAGTGCTTCTTCTCCTGAAGCTAAATCAATCATTGTCGGAATTGATGACTTAGATCAACTTGATTTATCTAACAAACCTCTCGCAGTTGCTATTGGTTATAAGGAATCCGTATTAAGTTCTGTGGGGTATGGTATGCTTAGTGATAATCAGATTTTTGAAGATATTCTTTATGACAACAAAAATTTTAATCCTACTGAAATGTGTATGTCAAGATTCAAATCAATTCCAACCACCAGACTTTTACCTGTATATAAATATTTTTCTAAGAGTGAGATTACCCCGTCAGAAGGATCTCATCTTCGTAAATATATAGAAAATCACAACTCTATAGATAAAATTTATAGTAGAAATATTTCAAAAACACTGAAAAAAGTACCCGAACTATCCGAAATAAAGGATATTCTGGAAGAAATGGATAAAGAAGAAAATATTAATAAAAAATCTGGTATTGTTTTAAAAAATCATGCTGTATTATCTTCTGCCGACTTAAGATTTCTTTGTAGATGTTTATTTGAATTAGATACAACTGATACGAAAGATGAATTAATGAAATCAACAAATTTTAAACGCTGTGTTATGATTCTGGATTTCCTGGAAAATGCAGAAAAAGATTAGCAAACCTTTTCTGGTAAAGCACCAGAAACATCACTAATCTTTTTCCTTTTGTTCTTAAGTTACTAATTTAATTTTAAGTCATTCCGGACATTTAATGTTGTATGTCCTTTTATTCAAATCAGTGTTAATCGTTTTGTGCTATGCACTTCGATTAACTTATGATTATTATAATAGTTTATACATCATCTGTCAATTTATGCACAGATTTTTATACAAAATACTTTTGTCAGAGTCTGACAAAACAATTTACTAAATACCATTTCGGTAACTTCACCAAAATGGTCAAAATAAAAAACCGCCTGGCTGACAACCAGACGGAATTTAGAAACCTATCAACAACGTGGTGTGTGATATGCTTCTGACTCGACACCAGAATTATATCATACATCCTGCAAAAACACAATTTGATGAGGGTGTATTTTTTGTACCCTTTTTTAGAAAGGAATGATGATATATGGCAAGAAGAAACCCCAACGGCTACGGCAGTGTGACAAAATTAAAAGGTAATCGTTCACGCCCTTATGTGATTAAAGTCACTACATACGATGAAGATGGACACGGAAGGCAGGTCCCAGTGGACTATGCTGCTACTCGTGAAGAGGCAAATATTATTTTAGCCAGGTACAATGATAATCCTTGGAATATTGATCGCAATCGCGTCACTCTTGCAGAATTATATAAGCGATGGCTTGAAGTAAAAGCTCCTAAACTTGGAAGTTCTCGTTTATATACACTTAAAGCAGCTTATAAACATTGTCAAAAACTGTACGGAAAGAAATATAGGCAAATACGAGCTTATCATATGCAAGCAACCATGGACGATTGTGGTCGTAGTTACGCTACACAATCTCATATCAAAGCACTTTGGTGGCATTTAGATAATTTTGCATTTGAATTAGACATTATAGATAAGATGTATTCTCAAATAATTTCTGTCAGCGCAGAACAGGGAGAAACTAAACGCACTCCATTCACTGAAAAAGAAGTTGAAGCTCTGTGGAAAATATCTGATCAAAAAAATGTAGATATTGTATTAATCTATATTTACACCGGATTCAGATTAATGGAATTGTTAAATATGACATGTGATCAGATCAATCTTGAAGAAGAATATTTTAAAGGCGGAAGCAAATCTTCTTCAGGGAAGAATAGAATTGTGCCAATCCATCCTCGTATCATGCCGTTTGTGAAAAATCGGCTAAAGAAAAGTAATGAATATTTTTTAGAAACTGATGAAGGATCTAAATTTAAAAAAGGGGATTTTTATGAAGAATGGAAAACTGTTATTTCCTATATAACAAAGAAGAAGAAAACTCCTCATGAAGCTAGACATACTTTTGAAACATTCCTTGATAATGCAGGTGGTAATAGAAAGTGTATCGATATGCTGATGGGGCACAAATCTAAAGATGTTGGAAATAGGGTTTATAATCATAAAACAGTGGAACAATTGAGAGATACTATTCTCTTGTTGAAATAATAAATTTCCATTCAACAAGTAACAAATTAGTAACACATATGTTAGGAAATGACCATTTTAAGCCATTTCCTAACATTGCAAAATTATTATACCATAAAAAGAATGGCACTGTATATCACTTTAGTAATATACAGTATCTTTCCTTTCTTCATTATCATCATGTATCTACTTTATCTAAGCAAATTCCACATTACAGCCTGTGCTTTTTCTAAGTCTTTTCTCGCCACAAAAATTTCATACTGTATGGACTGTGATGTAGGATTCCCCACACTTCCAAAGTTTCCACGAAGTGTTCCTGATCCTGCCCATTCTCCTAAGTGATTGTATGTTTTGTATTTGTACTTAATCTTTTTCCTATCCAAGATATCCCTGATCGCATTAAATTGTATCATGTCTGTTCCAATCCATAAGCTTTCTGAGTTTAATATTGTAAGCATACTTTTCTCCTTTCTCGCAATTTCCAATTTTATTAAACTGGATTTGCCCCCTCTTTTGCAGCATACCGAAGCCACTTTCAACCTGTTAATTAATTTCTTATATTTTATCACAATTTCCTGACTGTGTCCTATTTTTTCCCATAAATAATTCCCATCCCGCTGATCATCCATGGTGTTGTTACAAATCCCGGAATAAAGTCTAGCTTCTTTTCCAGATTTCCTATGTAGTGAACTTCTGAAATTCCTTCTTCTTTTAAGATTCTTACAAACTCTTCCATATCTCCGTACAATGCTTTCTGTGAAAACATATCCTGAAAAGAAAATACACCGCCTTTTTTCAAAACTCTTAATGCTTCTTTTACAACATCCCTCTTATCTTTTGCTGTTCGCACTTCATGAAACACGAAATTGCTTACTACTGCATCAAATGTCTCATCAGGGAAATCCAGTTTTGCTGCATCTCCTTTTTGAAAAGCGATATGGTCTGCAACTCCTTCAATCTTTGCATTTTTCTCGCACTGCTCTTTTGCATAATTCCATTCCACACCCCAGTGATCCATCGCTGTGATCTGTGCCTTTGGAAATGCTTTGGCGCAATAAACAGTAAGTGCTGCTGCTCCGCATCCGATGTCTAGAAGTTTCCCTTCACCATCCCAATCAAGATGTTTAATCAGATGTTCATGTACTCCTGCCATCATATTTCCTTTTCCAAATGCGAATGTTTCATGACAGATCAGCATATAAATTGCCATTACCAGAGTCAAAATGCATAATACGCCTACTATGATTGCAATGACCATTTCACTTAAAGCTACTTGTACTGCTACCGCAATAACACCTAAAACAATTACTGCTCCAAATAATGTATACAATGCTTTTTCAGGTACCCAGTTTCCATAATTTGCTTTTTCATTCATTCTTCTTTTCTCCCT